CTATCCTTGATCTCTGCCCGCCCGGGGCTTTTGCGGCTTCTTATGCTTGTTCATTTGCTTGGCTTCCCAGAACAGACCTGTTAACACATCCTTGATGCGCTGACGGTCTGTCTCATCCAGCGGAATGCCGTCGAACATTAATTCGTCGTCTTCCTCCAGCATTTTCTTGAAATCCCGGCGATCCTTGGAGGTAGCCCATTCCGGCACAGTAGAACGATCAGGTTCGTGTGAATGTTGCTCTATTGAATCGTCGTCTCCCCAATAGCCGGCAACTTTCATCATTTCGGTATAGGATACGCCGAGTGCGTCCGCTATTTTGCGGAGAGTAGAGGGCTTGGGGATACCGCGCAGCCCATTTTCAATGCGGGAAATTTGCGAATTGCTAATGCCTGCGGCATCTGCCAATTGGTTGATGCTCCATTGCTTTTGTTCGCGCTGCTGCTTTAAGTAGGTTCCGAATGCTGGCTGTTCCACAAAGGAGGCTCCCTTCTGCAATAGAATCATAGATTAGTTCCATTATACCATTAGGTAAAGAGGAAAAGCACGTAATATGCCAAAAGGCATAGAAAAATAAAGCGAACATCCTGTTTTTGGGACCCTACCGCTTTTTTTGACGATGGATAGATATCCTAAATAATGCTATGTTATACTCAAGATGCGAACAAAACACGAACAAAATGTAAACGAAGAAATTGTGATCGCTAAAAATTAAATCATTGTCAAAAGGCATAAGATAAGGAGTGCTGCTGTAAATGAAAAATAACTTACCCGAATTGGATCGTCGCAAAACGCAGAATGCATTGGAGGGCGTGTTTGAGAAGTACCGGATTTATAAAACGATTACCTTTATGGATCGGGAAAGCTTTATTACGGCTGGCTATACGGATCGACCGAACGGACCAACGAATGTGACCAGCGATCCGACGGCCCGGACAGCCGTATATAATGTAGATGCTCCCGCCGCCCGCCTGGCCTACTGCGAAATGGTAGATGCTGTAGTTAGTCGCTTGAATGAACGCGAACAGCTGCTCATCCGTGAGCGTTATTTAAAGGATGACGATGTGTTTGATTACAAGGTTTACAATTATGTACTGGACCCGCCGGTCAGCAAGGATACGTATACGAAGCTTCGCACGCGTGCTTTTTACAAAATGGCGCTTGCGCTGGCAGACCAAGGCGTTTTGAATCTGGCAGGCTTGCAGAAGGGCGCGGATCGAAAGCTCGGTTAGTAAATAGTATGGCTTACAGTACGTCTCCTCTAAAAGGCTCTGATTTCCTGAAATTAGGGGTCATAGCCTTGATTCCATTAACTTGGACAGCAGGGAGTATGAAATACAACGACGAATAGGAATTGAACAAGAAAATGAGGCTCATGACTAAAGGCTGGAACGGAGGACTACTGCATTGAGAAATGAAGTCTTGAGAAGTGAACAAGAAATGATGAATATACTTGTAGATTTTGCCATGAATGACGATAGAATACGATTGGTTACTTTGGAAGGATCACGTACGAACAAAAATATTCCCCCCGATACATTCCAGGATTATGACATTTCTTACTTTGTAACAGATATGGATTCTTTCAAGGAAAGCGATCAATGGCTTCATATTTTTGGGAATAGGCTTATGATGCAAACACCCGAGGATATGGAGCTTTTCCCACCAGAACTAGGTAACTGGTTTTCATATATCATTCTTTTTGAGGATGGAAATAAATTAGATCTGACACTGATTCCAGTAAACGAGGTAGAGGATTATTTTAAGAATAGCGACGGTCTAGTTGAGGTTGTGCTTGATAAGGATGCTCTTGTCCAAAATGAAGTGATCGCAAACGACCATCAATATTGGATTAAAAAGCCAACGGCAAGGGAATTTGATGATTGCTGTAATGAGTTCTGGATGGTCTCAACCTACGTAGTCAAAGGATTGGCGAGAAGAGAAATCCTGTTTGCGATTGACCATTTACATGAGATTGCACGACCTAATTTGCTCAGAATGATGACCTGGCAAATTGGCTCAGAGCAAGGCTATACTTTTAGCGTAGGGAAGAATTACAAATTTATAAATCGTTATCTTCCCAAAGAGGATTGGGAAGTATTGCTATCCACCTACTCTGAAAATGGCTATCCGGAAATGTGGCAGTCTTTATTTGCTTGTTATGAATTGTTTAGAAAATACGCCAAGGCTGTGGCAAAAAGCTTCGAGTATAAGTATCCGAATTACGATGAAGCGATCACCAGGTATGCTGTACATATTTATTATTCATTGAAGAAAACTAATTGACCGCCTTTTTAGAGGGCGGTTATTTTTATGCAACACCAACCATTAGATAGATTTAACGCAGTTTCAACAATACGAACATCCGTTCGCAAAACACCGTCTAACTTCATCCCTAGTCTCTGCTTTTATCGTCCATTTCTTCGGCAGCGTATTCGTTATTAGGGTGTAAGATTATATCATCGGGAATCAAGACAAGAGAACATACCGAAGACACACACAGTCAAACGTTAGCCGGCCAATAGGGCCGGTTTTTTTATGCGGTGATCGTCTCTGTTGATTCCCGGGAATTCGTTGTACAGAAAGGAGGAGTCGTGTTGCCTAAGCAAGGGATGCTGCAATGCATGAGTATGAGGCTGCGCCGGCTGAGAACACGAACGTGGAAAAAAGCATGGCTAGGCAGCCACAGCATGCGAGTGCAGTATGCGCAAAGGCGGCATGCTGCAGGATGAGACAAGCCTTTAAGCAAAAGCTCATTGAAATTGTTCCGGCACTGCAAGGGCGTGTATACGATGTTCAGCCACCGTCGCAGACGGCAGAGGAGCCGTATGCTGTTATGGCGCTGGGCGAGGAAATCTGGAAGTCTTCCTGGGCTGGCTATCGGCAGGTTGTACGTATCAAGCTATACGCAGGACAAGCCGGGCTGGCGCAGGCCGATGTATGGGCGAATGCCCTGATTGCCGGGCTGCACCGGGAACCGGTGACAGGCCAAGGTGAGGATACGTCGGCTTTTACCGCCCACTATTTGGGCGTGCGAGATGCAGAAAAGCTGGACACCGTCACAGGCAAAGCGTATAGAACGCTGCGTTTTGGCGTGTATGTGCCTGAAACGGAAGGAAGTTCAGCTATTCCGGCAAGTGGCGCCGCCCAGCCGGATGAATGGCTGGCAGCCTTGACCCGCTGGACGCAGAAGCAACTGGGCGAATCGTGGTCAGTATATGCCGATGCATGGCCTGCACAGCCGGGACGACACGCGGTTCTATGGCGGCTGAGCGGCTGCGAAACCCGGATGGCGGGAGCCTCCATGTATGAGCTACGCAAACGGTTCATCGGGCATATTATTGCTCCAGACAGCGCTGAGGAGAACCGCGCAGCTTCCGCGCTGGTCGAGGGCTTTGCCGCTCAAATTCAGCTTCCACTGGATCAGGACAAAGGCCGTTATATGTCTACGGACGAAGCTTCGGCCGATTTGCAGGCGGATGCGATTTTAGACGGTCAGCTCCGGCTGACGCTGGTACAGCGACGTATGCGCCCGGCTGAGGAAGCGGCGTTGATTCGCAGAGTGGAAATTCATCCTGTTTTGAAATGAGGTGGTCTGAGTGACCTTTGAAAAAAATGAAAATTCCCCGATATATGCCGGGCAGGAAGTAGGCGGCCCCCGCTATACGCTGGAGGAGCTTAAGGAACACGCGGAACCATTGTTTTCCGTGAAGGAAGAGGTGCTGGCAGGCGCCTTTTTTGGTGAACAGGACAAGCTGTTCACGGTAGCAGAAGCACACACTAAAATCGAACAATTTATGAAAGCGAAGGTGGACTAATTATGGCAGGCGGAACATGGGAAAACACGAATAAACCGGTATTACCGGGTTTGTATATGAACTTTCAGGCAGCAGCAGCTTCAGCGATTCAAGGTGGCTCACGCGGTACGGTGGTTGTACCCGTCAAGGCGAATTGGGGACCTGTACGTGAGTTTGTAGAGATTGGCAGCGAAACGGCGATTAGTCAAATCTTCTCCGGCGACAGTGAGGACGGTGCGACAGCCTATTCCACACTCTATCTGGCTTTGCTGGGCGGTCCGAAAAAACTGCTCGCTTACCGTTTGGCAGATGACACGGCTGCTGAAGCATCCGTAACGCTGAAAAGCGGCGGCGCGACACCAACGGACGTGCTGCGTTTGCAGGCGTTGTACACAGGTAGCCGTGGTAATGGTTTTGCTGTAACTGTACAGCCGACTTTGGGTGACGAGCAGGCACGTGAAGTACGCCTTTATGAGGGGACCAAGCTGCTGGGTACGTACAAAGGCAGTGACGGAACGGCTGCTTCGATTGCCGAGGCCCTGAACAAGAACAGTGAAAACGTATGGGTGAAGGCCGAGGTTGTCGGCAATGGCGGCATTCCAGCGGATGTCAGCGGCGTACACCTCACTGGCGGCAACAGCGGTAATAGCAAGCTGGTGAATGCCGATTACATCGCCATGCAGGAAGCACTCGAAGGACAGGAATTTAACGTGCTGGCGCTGGATTATGCAGCCGATATGGCATTGCTGCAAAGCTTTGCCGCCTGGATCAAGCGTGTCCGGGGCGAGGGCAAAGGCGTAATTGCTGTATTCGGCGGTTCTGCGGCAGATGATGTGTCCAAAACGGCTGTCAGCGTGGCCTCTGCGCGTTCCCTGGCCTTGAACCATGAAGGCGTCGTGAACGTCGGTACGGGTGTACGTCTGGCAGGTACGGACTACAGCTCCGCCCAAACGGCTGCCTATGTAGCCGGACTGATTGCAGGCCAACGGCTGAACCAATCGGCGACGTATGCGGTTACGCCTTTTGAGGACGTGACCCGCCGCTGGACACGCTCCGAGCAGGAGCAGGCTGTCCGTAACGGGGTCTTCCTGTTGTTCTTCGACGGCCGTCAGGTCAAAGCGCTGCGCGGGATCAACAGCTTGGTGAACCCGGCTGCCGGTCAAAACAATGCATGGAAGAAAATTCGCTCCATCCGTGTCATGGACGCCATTAACGCTGACTTGCAGCGTGCAGCCGAGGAAACTTACATTGGCAAAATCAACAACACGGTGGAAGGTCGCCTGGCACTCATCGGTGCGATCAAAGAATATCTGGCACAGCTGTCTTTGAGCAACGTGATCGAGGCGGATGGCTACGACGTCATTCTCGATCCGGCATACTACGGCGATGCTCCAGTGATCAAACCGGAGCCAGATCAAGTGTTCCTGCAATGGAACGTGAAGCTGACCGACGTGATGGAGCAGCTGTTCGGCACATTTTACGTGCAATAAATAGGCATTTTACGCGCATAAGCATTGTGCGGCAATTCAGCAGGACTGAATTCGTTTTTTAACAGCAAGGATTTTGGTAAATCCCAAACTATATTATGGATTATTTTGAGGAGGAAAAAGAAATGTTGGATGCTTCAAGAGTCATTTTAGGTACGTATGGTCAGGCGCATGTGGACGGGGTGTGGCAGACGAATATCAATAAGCTGGAAGCCAGCGTGGAAATGGAAAAACGCGAGCTGAATCTCGTAGGCAATGAGTGGAAGGTGCACAAGCGTGGTATCAAAAAAGGGACGGGAACGATGAGTGGCTACAAGGTTACGTCCGATATGATTCGTCGTGGTTTTAACCGTTTTGAGATTATTACCAAACTGGATGATCCAGAAGCCTTCGGACATGAAAGTATTCGTCTCATCCGTTGCACTCCCGACAAAATCCAGCTTGCCAACTGGACAGCGGGCGAGGAAGTACAGGAAGAAACAACCTTCACCTTCGAAGGCTATGAGCTGCTTGATCCGATTGTAGCGAACTAAATTGAAAAACGGGGGATGGGGTGCTGTCAGGCATTCCGTTCCCCAAATACAAATAAGGATTTTGCAAAATCCTGAAATTAAAAATAAGGGAGAATGACTTATGAGCTTGAATGAAAATATGACAGAAGAACAAATTTTGGACAGCCTGTTTGAAGCTGCTGAAAAGCTGCCGGAGGAAACGGTCCGCATCAAGCGTCTCGATATGAAAATTGTGCTGCACGGCCTCACCTCCAGCAAAGTAGACAGTATTCGTGAACGCTGCACGATTCGCCGGACCGTGAAGGGTGCGGTGGATGAAAAGGTAGATACAGAGACCTTTAATGCCCTGTTGATTTCCGAAGCTACTGGCAAGCTGGAAGTGAAGGGCTTGTCCCTTAATGGATGGGGCGATCCCCGGATTACAAGCCGTTTGAAGCTGTCCGGTGGCGAGCAATCTGTCCGTCGTATGCTGCTGGCGGGTGAGCTGGATGCAGTAGGAGATAAGGTGCTCGAACTGTCCGGCTTTGGCGTTGAGATTGCTGATCTAAAAAACTAATCGGCTCCGGGGGAATGACGACGATGCTGTACCACTTGTGGGTCCGGCACCACCTCCGCCCCGGAGACTTTTGGCGGCTTCCCCGCGGTGAGCGCATGCTGCTGCTGGCGTTTGCCGAGCAGGAAATGGACAGCATGGCAGCTTCAAAGGCATAAACAAGGAGGTGAACATGATAGATGGCAGAAGCATTAAATTACCGCATGAACCTTGTAATAGATCCTAAAAACGTCATCAAGGCGAACAGAGAACTGCGCGCAATGGAACGTTATTTTGAGCGGATTCAAGGGCGTGTGTTGAAAATCGGCCGCACCCGTATGGCCCCGGAAATTGTACTGAACGATATGGCCTCCAAAGGCTTGGATAATCTGTTGAACAAGATTAACCGGGTCAAATCCCAGATTATTAACGCCTCGGGGAATGTAAATGTGAAGGTAAACTCCCAATCTGGCTCAGGCTCCCCGAAGACTGATAACAATCCAAGTATCGTTTTGCTAAGCACTGCGGTGCAATTGAATACTATTGCAGTGAATGCTAACACGACTGCTATTGCAGCTTTAGGCACCAATTTAGCTTCTCTAAAGCTAGGCGGTGAGAAAAAGGAAGAAGAGCCTAAAGGTCCTGTAGAAAGAATTAAAGATGGTCTTGTGGGAGTAAAAAAGTTTGGTGAGGGATTGAAAGGATTCTCTGAAATTGGGACAAAGTGGAAAGATTTGGGTAAAGCGTGGCGTGATGCTGGGCCAGTTGGGGGAACCACAAGAAGGCAAAAGTTGGTTAATGGAGCAAAAAAAATATGGAATCATAGAGGTGCTTTGGGTAAGGCGACTGGTGAACTTATAGAAAGTGCTGGCGGTACAGGAGATATGTTAGAAGGCGGCCTGGATATTTTTGGAGCTTTTAAGGGCGGTGGCGCTGCTGATGCTGCTTCTAGTGCAGCCTCCAGCATTGTAAACCCAAGTAGTGTTGCTGGTGCGGCTGAGGAAGCTGGGTCAGGCTTATTCAAAAACCTTTTAAAAGGCGGCGCTAAAAAACTGTTGGGGCCATTAAGCTATGGGATGGATATTATGAATATCGCTCAGGCTACCTCTGGTAAAGAACGGGCAGAAGCTATTGGTTCCACTGTAGGTGGGACCGCTGGTACTGCGATAGGTGGAGCTATAGGCTCATTTTTGCTTCCGGGTATTGGTACTATGGTTGGATCTCAACTTGGAAGCATGGCGGGAGACTTTGTTGGGGGTAAGATTGGCGGATTAGTCTCAGATTATGGTCCAGCGATTATGGATAAAGCAAAATCCGCTGGTAAATTTCTTGGAGAAAAAGCTTCCCAGGTCACAGGCTGGCTTTCGGATAAGGCTGGAGACTTTGGTAAAGGCTTTTCTGATTTCTTTTCTTTTGGTAAAAAAGATGAACCTAAGAAAGAGCCAGCTAAGCCACCTGAAGTTCCTAAACCTGCAATCCCACCTCAACCTGCTGTAGCCGTGGCTACCAAACCATTAACACCCATGCCGCCTTTCCCTGGAACTCCAGTGATCTATGGGCCTCCACAACCGGGGGCAAAAGGTGTCCCTAACCCTTACGGACCTATGGCTATTACCAATCAAGGCGTAAATCCAAGCCCGATGCTGAATACTGCGGCTCATACGAACAATGGAGCCAAAGCTAAAGGCAAAGCCAATGGTAATCCTACACCTCAAGTAGTACAGATCAGTCCTGAACAAATGGGGACACTGTCAGGCTTTTTGAAGGATTTTAAAACCGAAACCACCAACCAATTCAATCTTCCTGCGGGGGCTGTACAGGTCACTGTGCATGAGAACAAGCTGGATGTGGATGGGCTTATTACACAAATTGGTTACCGTCTGAAAGCTGAAATCTTGCGGGCAACCCAGAATACCAAGCCTGCGGGCGCTGGAGCTATGTAATGCAGTGGATGGTAGCTATAGGGGAGGAGGAAAGAAATGGATTTCAGTTTGACGGATGGAAAAGGATTTAAGTTTGTTTTTCCGGTGAATCCCGAGGAAGTGACGATCTCACGGCAAAAGGGATTTGATACAACGACGATTTTATCCTATGGGGAGTTTGATTTTCCGCAAGGGGAGAAGGTGAAGGAAATCTCCTTCTCTTCTTTTTTTCCCAAGGAGTATGATGAATCATATTGTAAATATCAGGATATTCCCGATCCGCAGGAGGCTATGAATACGCTAAATGGTTTCTTGTTGTCACAGAAGCCATTACGCTTCATTATTAGCGGGACATCCGTGAATGTGCCTGTTATTGTAGCCTCTCATAATTCGACCTTTCGCGGCGGTGAATCCGGGGATGTGAATTTTGATCTTTCGCTGCGGACCTGGAGGGAAATGAAGGTATCCAAAAAAGCTGGCAGCGGGTCAAAGTCCGCGACAGTCAACAAAAAGCCTCGCACAGATATGAAAGAAAAGAAAAAAACATATACGGTTAAGTCCGGGGATTCCTTGTCCAAAATTGCCAAGCTGGAGCTGGGGGACAGCTCGCAATGGAGTCGTATTTATCAGCTTAACAAAAAGGTCATTGGGCAAAATCCGAATGCGATTAAACCAGGACAAAAGCTGGTGCTGTCATGAGCTATAAAGTCATTTTACAGGACAAATATGATTTATCTCCGCTTGTGGAAAATATCAATTTGCGGGACTCACTGGAGCAAATCGCTTATCAGGGCACAGTTAATCTGGTTGTTACGTCCGATATGCCTGTCATTTCTCCAGGGATGTCAATCCGGGTTAGCGGGATTCCGTATGGCAAAAAAGACTATGTCCCTTTGTTGTCACCAGCGGTGATCTGGGAAGTAGAAACCTCCAACAGCGGGCTTAAGCGTATGACGCTGACGTTATATGATCGTACGGTGTATTTGGACAAGTCAGAGGATGAATATTTACTTCCTGCCAAGCAGACAGCTACCCAGCGTTTTCAGAAATACGCGAGGGATTGGAAGCTGAAAATCGCTTCTTTGCCGGATACGAAAAAGCCGCTCGGACGCGCGGTATACCGGACACAGTCCATTTATTCCATGATGCTGGGCGATCTGCGGGAAACGGCTAAGGCGGGCGGCAAGCTATATCATCCACGGATGATCTCTTCCGGCTTGGAGCTGTACGAGTTGGGTACAAACAAAGAGCTGTATGTGCTCGAGAGAGTCACGGATACAACACAATCCCGTACGCTGGAAGGCGCAGCCACCAGAGTAAAGGTGCTGGCTACGGCGGCCAGTGAAACAGGCAAAGAGGTTCCCTCCAAGGTGATGGCGATTCAGGAAAAGGATATTGCCAAATATGGAACCTTGCAGGTGATTGTGCAGGATGACGAAGTGAAGTCCGGTGCAGCCGCACGTGAGTTGGCGAAAAGTAAGCTGAGAGGCATACAGCAAACGATATCCGTGAATGCGCCGGACATGAACACGATTCGAGCAGGAGACGCGGTGCTGCTGGGTTCCATGAAGCTGCTGGTGATTTCCGTGAGCAGGGAATTGGGGAATCCCGGCAGCATGTCGCTGGAGCTGGGAACATATGACGATGTAAAAAGGAGGTTTTACCTTGAATAAGGACCCCTACGGGCATTTGGTCACCGCTCTGCAATCCTCATTTCACAAGCATACCAAGCAGGCGCTGAGCGGAGTAGGCGCGGTACTGGGCACGATTACCTCCACCGGACTCAAGCTGGACGATTTTAAACATGAGCTTCAGGATTATCTGGTCGCTGAGCTGCCGGGATTGCTGTCTGTACCCCGTCATATGTATAAAGGGACCTCGACCACGGTGGAATCGGAGAATTGGGAAGACAAAGAGCTGAAAACCTCCTTTTATATCGGGGAGGACGAGCTGGAGGATGTGAATCTGAGCCTGAACGAAGGACTTAAGCTGGGAGATCGTGTACTTGCGATTCGGGTGAATAGCGGTAACGATGTCGTTGTCGTATGCAAGGTGGTGAGTGGACGTGGCTAATTTATTTCCAGAAACAGATGATATGGTCTGGACAGATACAGATATGACCGACCCGGATGTTCTGGAGGATAATCGGGCTGTATTTGGGCGAAGCTGGCGGTTTGATTTTGAAGCAGGAGAGTTTGTCATGAGTCCCAGTCGTAAAATCGTGGTTACAGGTGAAAAGGAAGCGTGGGTGCAATGGTGTGAAAAAGCAATTCGCACCTCTCGCTACCGTCATGTGATCTATTCTCCTGACTATGGCAGCGAGCTGGAGGAGCTGATTGGCAGCAGCTATGGGCATGGAGTGCAGGAAAGTGAAATTAAACGCATGGTCACGGAAGCGCTGCTGGCAGATGCTCGCACGGCCAGTGTGGATCAGTTTACATTTCGCTGGGAAGGTGAGGCATGCCATTTTAGCTGCCAGATTACGAACGTGCGGGATGAAACGGAAATTGTGGAAAGTGTGGTGATCTGATGGCAGACTTGCCGGAATATTTGGTAGACCAGACGGAAGAGAACATTTTAAATCGGATGCTGGAAAAAGTGCCTTCGGATATTGATAAGTCCGAAGGCTCTTTTATTTGGGATGCGCAGGCTCCGGTCGCATTTATGCTATCTGAAGCGGCCATCTGGGCGCAGGAACTGCTGCGGCGTGGTTTTGCCAGCACGGCAGCCAGCGACAACCCGGATTTTCGCTCGCCAGAGCTGGATTTGCGAACAGCAGAGCATGGGGTGACACGGCGAGCAGCGGTCGCCGCCTCAGGTATAGTCACGTTTACAGGCACAGCGGGAACGACCGTCCCGGCCGGAACGCTGGTAGCGACTCCGGCAGATGATGTATCCGGGGAAGCATCCATTGAGTATGCGACCACGGCATCGGTTACGCTGGATGAGCAGGGGACAGCTGTTGCAGCGATTCGAGCCATTAATCCCGGACGCAGCGGCAACGTGCCTGCGGGTGTCATCCAAGTGATGGCGACCCCGATTAGCGGGATTTCCTCCGTGATCAATACGGAGGAGACGAAAAGCGGCACAGACATTGAGAGCGACCAGCTGTTGCTGGAACGTTTTTATGCCAAGGTGCGAAACCAGGGTACAAGCGGTAATAAAGCACAGTATACCCAGTGGGCGAGTGAAATTGCCGGAGTTGGCGGTGTGGAGGTTGTTCCACTCTGGAAAGGGCCGGGAACAGTGGCTTTATATGTGCTGGATAGCGACAAGCGAGCTGCCAGTCCGGATATCGTGGCTGCGGTGCAGAAATATATTGACCCGACGCAGGATGGACAAGGGGAAGGGCTGGCCCCAGCGGGCCCTGTGGTGACGATCATGCCAGCGACAGAGGTGGAAATTAACATCTCGGTCAAGGTACAGCGTACCAAGGAGAAGCCGTCTACACTGGATGAAATCAAAAAACTGATCGAAAGCGGTGTGCGAGCTTATTTGAGGCAGCTTGCTTTTTACAAGGAAGACCCGTTGGTTCGGTATACCCGAATTTCTGCTGTTCTGCTGGACATTCCGATCATTATTGATTTTTCTGAGCTCAAAATTAATGGGCAGAGCAATCAGAATATTGAGATTGGATCAGGTCAGGTGGCCGTGCTGGGGACGGTGAGTGTCAGTGAGTAATGATGAAATGAACCGTAGTGCCAGCGCGTCCTTTTCTGGTCGAGCTATGGGAGAGGATATCCAAATCAACAGCTTGCGGGGACGCGAGCTGTTTTCTTTTTTACCGTCTTATTATGAAACCTCACGAGTGATGCGTTCCGATATGGATGCGAAGGGCAGCGAATTGGACGCTTTGTATCTCGCAATGGACGCAACGGTAGGACAGTTTTTCGTGCGTACTGCTACTTGGGGATTGGAACGCTGGGAAATGGAGCTGGGTATCGAAACCGACCTTGCGAAGCCATTGGACCAACGGCGTGCGGTGGTGGAATCGAAGCTGCGAGGAGCAGGGACTTTTTCTGGACGGCTTGTCAAAAGTGTAGCCGAGGCGTATGACGGGGGTACGGTAGATGTTACTTTTCACCCCGCCGAATGGGGATTCACGGTCAAATTTATAGATACCATCGGGATTCCACCCAACGTGGAGGATCTAAAGGCAGCCATTGAGGAGATCAAGCCCGCTCACATGGCGGTTGAGTACAAATTACGCTACCTGACCATTGCCGAAGTCGAGTCTATGACCCTCTATGAAAACGAACATACAACACAGGATAGATATTTAGGAGGTGGCGCATAACATGGCAAGTGAGAAGACACCAAATCTTGGCTTAAATCAAATTGATCGCACGTCGCCCAAAACAACGTATTTTGATCTGGATAAGTATCTGGATCAAAACTGGCGCGCTGTAGACGATTTTGCGGGTGATGTAAATGATGGTGTGAATGAGATCAAGAAGCGTCTGGATACGACGGAGCGTAAGGCGGTAACTCTGGAACCCGGGGTGCAGATTGTTCATGCAGAAAAGGCTGCACCGTTTTCGCTGACGGGGTTGAGCGGGCGTATGTTAGTGAATTTGGCGGGTAGAGATTGGGGATCATCGAAAACCCTCTCAAGGTTTGGACGCTTTCAATCTACGTTGAATATTGAATTTACAAAAAGCATAGCAGGAGGGGGCTCTTTAAAAATAACCTCGGAGCTTGCGAATGCTATTGCTGACGGTTTTGGTAATACAACAACAACAATAAAAGCAGGCAAAAAGTATATTGCTCTTGGGAACTTGTACAATGAATCTGGTAGTAATATGCAAATTGTTATTCAGAAAACTAGTTTCTCAACTCCGCTGGTTACTTCCAAGAACAAGTGGGAGTTCACTTATGTAGCATTCTCGCCCTCAGTAGATGTTAATGACATCCAGGCAATGGCGCGACTCAATGTTACAGCAGTCGGTCAGGTTGGCTATGCAGATGCTCTTAGATTATATGAGATTTCCGATGTGGAATACACAGCACTTGCCAGCATGACACCAGAGCAAATAGCTTCGAAGTATCCTTTCGTGGACAGCGTAATACCTGTGCGGAATCCATACGCAATCAGATATGGTGAGAATCTTTTGCCAAGCTTTTACGAGTGGTCAGCAAAACAAGGGAGTCCCGTAATTTCGAACCTGCAAAGTGTTTTAGTTACATCGGACAATAAGTTAATACACAGTGTTTCTCCAGTAGTCTCCGGCAAGACATATACCCTGTCAGTTGAATCGTCCGATGCTAATGGTCGGATCACCGTCACCAATAGCGTAGAATCTACTGTGCTTGCAGATAAAACGGGTTCTGGACTATTGAGCGTTACATTTACCGTACCTGCAGGAGAAACCAGCATTAACGTTCGTTTGTTAGGGGCAGCCAAGACGTCAGTGACTATCTCTAACCCTATGCTCAACATCGGCAGCACAGCTAAGCCATTCAAGCCACGTGAGGATTCTATGTTTGCGCTGCAAACAGACCTGTATGCCGATCCAGTGACAGGCTCGAACGCGGATACAGTGTTCGTGCGTGACGGTCAATATTCTAAGTCTAAGAACTGGCAGAGCTTTAGGCTGGACGACACATTCGTTTGGTCATTACCAGGTAACTATACAGGTTATAAAGTTGTAGGGATATCCGGTCTGCCCTTAGCTCAGGCTTATAATTCGCTGTACGTCACTAAATTTGACGGAAAAATACTTACTAAAAATGCAGGAATGACCGCCGCAGATAATGCCTATTTCCGTAATCAGCCAATTAAGGATTCGTTTGATATTTCTATTTCAAGCGTAGACAGCGGGTGGGGAGACAGCTACACACCGACAGCTGACGAGATTAAAGCCTATTTTATGGGCTGGACAATGTTTAACGGTGAGACGGGGGGGACCACTCCTGACAATCCTAGCGGTAATGTGTACAACGGGGTTGGCAGGAAATACTGGGCGCGTCGAAGTGATGGCGTTAGTCGTAATTCTTGGTTGAACGGAACAGACACGTTACCGACGACACAAGCGTTAAACTGGACACCGTACCAACTCGTATACCAACTTGCAACGCCTACAGTAGATCCTATCGAATCCGAGGGTCAGCTAACCTTTACCGAGGGTGATAATCAGGTAGAAGTAGGCACGGGGATTGTGTTGCGCGAACGAAACGAAACCTATCAACAACCAGTAGAAAAATTGTGGAATATCAATAACGCAAACTACACCGCTACGGCGTGGCTTAAACAAAAAGCTTCGGATATTTTGGTGATCTATAAAAATGGAAAACAAGATTACACATGGATGATAACCAACAAAATGGTTACAAGTGTTGGAGCCCTGGCGCAGCAGTTTGACTACAACCATGACACTGGAGCGTCCTACAGCGTCACATACCTGACGCTTGACCGTTCGCCTGTCGTCCCATTCGTTGGTTTATATGCAGCTAACGAAAAAACACTATTGCTTGACTTGGTAGATAGAATGCAACAAGCAACATCGCGAGTGTCAGTGCTGGAAAACAAGAAGGCCGAAAAGGATAATCAGTCGTGGATTACACCAACATTGCTTAATGGAGTTACGGCAGAAACATCATCAGTGGACATGCAGCCTCAGTACCTTAAAATGTCAGATAATCTAATTAAGATGCATGGGTCAATAAAGGTACCGACTTCTAATGCAACTGTCACATTCTTTAAATTGCCAGAAGGGTACCGACCTAAAATACTAACGGTATTAAACTGTCCTGCATCCGATGCGGTGTCTTCCGACAAAATAGCCGTAATTGCTATATCCCCTGACGGACGTGTGGAGGTAGTAGGAAGAGGGGGTTACGGCTGGGTACGTTTAGATGCCGTTCAATTTATAGCTGAATAATAAAGGGGGATAACACATGAAAGCAGTACCTAAAGTAAATACAGACGGCCTCTATCTGGAGGACGAGTTGGTGGACGATGCCTTTTCAGGCGTCGTCCCTTTTTATACTCCATCTTCGCTCACGCTATCTAATACAGAACAGCAGCTAAACACCAATGAGCTTACTACCGATAGCTCAAGTGCCATGGGTGAAGCGAATTCGGAAACCATCCCTGCTGGCTATAACGTGGGTATTCCAGTGCCACAGGGCTTCTATCATCCTCGTTTTGACATTCAAGGCTGGCTGACCTATGAAGCAGAATATAACGAAAAGCTGATAGAGGCCCAGAAGACGTATGAGCAGCTCAGCAAGGAATCTCAAGCTTCATTTCAGAAGCAACATGATGAATGGCAAGGCAAGGTAGACAACGAACGTGGGGACGAACCTGTATATTTTGCTCAGACATTTACGGCTCCAGAACGAAGAGACCCGACAACATTTTGGGGTGAAGGATTAAGTGACGAAGCGATCAAGGAACTGACACGAAAAGCGGAGCAACAGCCAAGTGGGGAAGAACAATTGAAGCAGCGTATAGCCGATCTCGAAGTGACACTGACTCAGCTCATGTTCGGTAGTACAGGAAAATGACTTGTACTAACTACTATATACAGCAGTAAGAAATTTATATAAAAGAGGTGAAGTCATAACCATGGCAGCTTTAACAGAGGCTCAATTGCGTATTTGTGCTCAAGTTTGTATTACCCGCTATGATCGGGGAGATGGCGATTTAGCAACCATCCTTGGAAGCTACATTTTAGATGAAGAACAGCGTGAACAAGTGATGAAATTTGTTTTATCCAATCGTTCTGATCTGGTACCGGGTAACGTAGATGATTCGTCATCTGCCGATCTTATAAACACACAGGCAGAAACGGTTAAATGGTATAACTCCATTTTCCGTAAAATAGGAACAAAGTAA